TGGCTCGCGCCGACCTTCGATGACTGGCTATGCCCCGCCTGCCAGAAACTCACGGCGGATACGATACGGGCGCATCTTGCAGGGCTGAACGACATCGTTCTGGCGGTTTTGCGGGAACAGGAGGCGGGCGCCGCGCGGCGCAAGGCAGGCAAGCCTATTCGGGTAAAAAGGAGCAAGCCGACATGACGATTCTACAGCAAGGTTTGACGGTAGAGGAATCGGTGCGGAAGGCGCTTGAGCAGGTGTTCGTGCAACTGGCTGAGGAACTCCCACCAGACACCATCTCGCCGATGCGTCTGTTCTTCGCGGAATATACCGTACTCAGGGCATTTGACAGCTACATGAACGGCCTAGAAGAAAAGGAGCAAAATGAACGACAAGATGTCTGAACGTCTCATTGCATCTGGCAGCGTGTCCACTATCGAAGGCCGGGGCTGCGGTGCCTGGTGCGCCAGAACGGGGCTGCTGCTCACGCTGGCCGTGCTGCTACTCGTGGGGCTGCTGCGATGATAAACTGGAGAAGCGCCTGGCACGGCATACGGGCAATGCGAAAGCCATTTCCCGACCCACGACCAACGTTTGTCATCAGGCGGCAAGAACAGACACGGCGGCCTGGAAGCAGGTTCTGGTGCCATTTCTGGACCCCAATGTGGCATCAGGGACGTGGCCCTTACATTTCCATTGGGCTGGGTTTTTTCGAGATCTTGAGGGGCTATTGAGGAGGCAATGTGAAAACCTGGACGGAAACGATTCTGGATGTCATGCTGATTCTGGTGTGCGGCGTGCTCGTGGCCTTCATTGGCCTGGCTGCTCTCCAAGGGTGCATGCGCGGCGACTCACTCGCGCCCCTGGCGGCCACGGCCTGCGCTGAGCAACGCGCTATTGCGTTTGCGACAATAGACGAATACGCGGCGCGCATTCCTACACTTTCGGCGCGCATTTCTGAGGCGCAAGGCACGGCTGAGGCGCTGCTGGCCACAGTCGAGGCGCAGACGCCATGCCCAAGTGCGACGCCGCCCTATCCCACGCCCATTGCGACGCCTACGCCGCCGCCGGTGATCGGGCTGTGCCAACTGTGCACACTGGGCGGCCGCGAATGTCCAGCGGGGTTTTCGTGCGCCTACTGTCCGCAGCTTGGCTACCGGTGCGTAGACCCTGTCTTGGTGAACGGCTCGTGCAACACGTGTCGTCTGGCTGAGTCGAGTGTGCCTATCCCTTGGTTGCCAGACTGGTCGGCAATTGGCCTGTGCACGCACTACACCGATGGCACCACAGCCAGCGGCGAGCCGTTCCGGGCCGACGGCATGGCGTGCGCGGTGGATCGCTCACTGTGGGCCATGCTCCAGGGGTTGACGCTGAAAGTGACGAGGAAAGATACTGGCGCATCGCTCAATGTCTACGTGAACGATGTAGGCCGCCTATACGATTCCGGGTGGTGGGCCTGGGGCGTGCGCAGAGTGGGGCGGTATGACGTGGCGCGCTACTGGCCCGCGCAGGAGGGCATAGGCTACCAGGTGGTGATCGACCTGCCGGAGGGCACGGCGGCAGGATTCGCGCCGGACACCGCGCTGGTTTCTGTGGAGGTGTGTGGAGGTGGTACGATGAGTGCACAGGAATACATGAGTTACGTCGCCCGTTGTCCAAAATGCGGAGCTGTTCGCATAGCGGTGGTTGATGCTCCTAGTCACCCGCGTGACATTGCCAAAGAAGTAGCTCGCGCTATTCGTGATGGATACCTGATTGAGCGTGTCACGTGCGAATGGGTACGGACTATGGCGAACTTTCACTGCACATGCAAAGATGTCCAAGCGCCGCTGCCCGGCGTTGACGGCGGGGAGGTGGTGCAGTGATACTCGCGGCCTTGCAACTCGTGGGCACAATCGCGCTGGGCGTGTGCTTGGGTCAGGCCCTGTGGTGGGTGATGCAACGATTGCTGGGAATAGGCAGGTGAACTGTACATTTTACATCTCCACGAGTTCTGGCGCGATTGGCAGGACGCTGCGGGCTGGGCGCTGCAATTGCATCCTGGCTGGTGGGATCTGAAGGAGGAGAAATGGTAGACTATTCCGAGATTGATTGCCCTGACTGTCCACATTGGCTCGCCGTATGTGCTAGTCGTAGTTGTCGTGGCACAGTCCTGGCCCGCTATCGTAGCTCGCAGGATGCACTTGCCACGGCGCTAGGAGAGCTGCGCGAATTGCGCAAGGAACTCAAATTGTGCAATGAATCGGCTCAGCAAATGACTGATGCCCTAGCCAATGTCCTCCTGGCCGAATGATATGTACAAACAAACTCTGTGAGATGGAAAAAGCGCTCACGGAATTGCGCATGGCAGTACACGAATTGCCTTGATGTGTCGCGCTAGGTGCGGTGGACTACAACTATCGCACCTACTCATAGGATAGAGTTATGAGAAGGGAGCAGGAAATGAAGAACCGTTGGATTCTGATCGTGCTTCTGGTGGCATTGCTGTTGGGACCGGCGCAGGGAGCGCAAGCCTGGGTTCCCCCCAGGATTCCATCTCCGCCACCCGCGATCTCGGTGCAGGTGATGCTTTGCATAGGGAGCCCGGCCGTTGTGTTCTTTGTAGATATCAAGTCCACCATCCCGATCAAGGACGTAGACGTGTGCGTTTGGCAAGTTGGTGAGTACGTGGGCTGGGGTCCGGAGCTTTTGGACGTGGATTCTGGTCTGCACCATTGCCAAGCGCTCTTTGTTCTCCCGCCTGGGAACTATAAGGGGTTGGCCCTGGCCCACTTGGTGACTGGTACTGTCTTGCTGGGATGGGTTGAATTCCAGGTGCAGTGATCGCTCTCACCGGCGCCGTCACGGTGACAGTTCACTGATAGAAACGCGGGGGCACCGCAAGGTGCCCCCGCGTCACCGCCTCGTGCGTCACCCCCACCTAGTGGGGAACGCGCGTGGACGGTCCAGCGGCGCAAATAGGTGCGGCACGAGCGGTGCTGTCGCGACAACGCGGCATACTTGGCGAAAATAGAAGAAGGGAGGAGTTAGGTGTACGCGCTATCTTTGGTCTTTGAGTCTGCAAGCAGGGAAAACCATTTCCGCCACGCCATCATGAGCGAGGACGAGGTCGGCGGCTGGCTGCTCTGCAATGGAAAGCCACCCCCGCGATTCAACAGTCGGGCCTATAGGCGTCTGGCAGGGCAAAGCGCCTGGTTTGTGCACAGTTTCATCATAGTGCCAAACCACGCCAAGGAGCCTAAAACCTCTTGGTCGATCTGGGACTGGACAGAGGCGCAGGCGCTTGCGGTGGAAACGGCCAAGGCGCAAGACTGCCAGGCATTGCCTTTTCACACGCATCCTAATGGCATTTTGGAACCTTCGATGAATGACATCGCATTCTACGCCAGGAATAGCGGAGGCGTCTTCTATGAGTTCGTGATCGCGTCGTCGCATCCTTTGCGCCTCGCGGCATGGTCGGCCAACTCCCGCGCGACTTGCGCGAATGGCAAGACGGCGGACTTGGCGTGGGCCAACTTTGTGCCGTGGCGTCGTCTTGTACTGAGGGGGATTGTAAAGTAGAATGTGACGAAGGGGGTGGACGCATGACAAACCCACTGGAAACCGCAGCGTTAGATGTAGAGGCCGCACTGACCACTTGGTTCGGTGCGATTACTGATTGCCTCAGACCCATGTGGGCAGGACTGGAGAACCGCATCCTGGCACTGCACACCGTGCTGCACGACTATTACGTACAAAACGATGCGATCTATGGCGATACTGACGACGGCATGTATCGCTGGTACCATGAGCAGGCCAGGATTGCTAATCTGCAAGCCGAGATCGACGCCATCAAGGAGCGGCAGCAGATGGCGGTAGATTTGCGGCAACAGTTTGCAGGGCGCTACAACGTTGTCCCGCGCCTATAGCGCCGGAGGCTAGGCCCCCAACTGTGTGCGCTCTTGGTGTTCGCTACTCACGGTAGTTGCCTTCGGGCGCGGCACGCTCGATAGCTTGCGGATGTGCGCCACTTGCGCCGCCATGAACGCAGTCGCGCCGGCGACGATGGCCCGCCCCAGGGCGTCAGCCCCGAAAATTGCACCTGCGCACTGTAGGCCAAAAGATGCAATGAGCAACGCCCCGACCGGCACTACCAGGCACAGCCCGAGCATGAGCCAGCGCTTGGCAACTGCGCTCAGCGTGGCGAATGCCGGGAACATCTCGACGATGAATGACCACAATGCCCCCACAAACGCTGCTACTGCCAGATTGTCCACCATGATTCCGAGTAGCCAACTGCACATTTCTGTTTCTCCCTTCTGATATATTACATGAGTTACTTGACGAGAGGGCCGGGCATAGGATCCTCTGTGGATGCGATGAATGCTTCCAGGATGGTCGCAGCATAAGCAAGATCGCGCAGTGCGATCTGCCAGTGCCAGGTCGGGCTCTTTGCTCGTTCATAGTTCCCTAACTGAGCCGCGCGCGACGCGAGCACCCGAAGCTCACTACGGGTAAACATCTTAGCCACTTTATCACCTCCTCTCTCTTAGAGTCCTAACTGCGCCTTGAGCCATGCCGCGACAATGACGCCCAATACCCCCGATACGAATCCGAAAGCAATTTTCCATATTTCGCCGCCGCGTCTCTGAGTTCCCTCTACGGCGCATAGGCGCTTTTCATGATCGTCCAGCACCGCGTCGTGCTCTTTCATGTATTCGAGTACCTTGTCCACGTCCCTGCGCAGGCCCTTGACTGCCTCCATGAGTTCTCCCATGCTTCGATTCATCTGTCCTACCGTTTCATCCATACCTATCTCTCCACTATGCGTTCGCCAGCACCGGCGCGTGCAGGAATCCGCACCAGATCAGTTCCACGTCACAGATGGCGTACAGTATGCTCGATCCGCCGCCTGTGTGGTCGACCTGTAACTGGAAATTGACGACGTACTCACTCGTTTCTGCCGCTATGCCTGTGCACGCGCCGATAACCCGGTTGGCAGACGTTGACGAGCCAGCCGTTTCTACAATCTCAGAAACGGTGCCACAAATGCCTGTCGCGCCGGTGTTAATCAGCGAGCGCGTGAACATGTGGATAGCGCCTTTGCAGGCAATCGCATCATCATCCGCTAGCAAGCCATTGTCCGTGATGAGCGACGTCACCTTGCAGATGTACACCCCGCCGTCGGTACTACCAGGCTCATTCGTGGTCGTGATCGTGAACACCGCCGTGGCCACGTTGTCAACAAGCGCTTTGGAGAACACACCGCGGATGATATTGGACGTATGCTGCCATTGCCCTGTGAAACCCGCTGCCGCAGGGAAAAGCGCATCAGCGCCACACGCCAGGAGCTTGTTGGCTGTCGGTGTCGTCGCTGCGTGGATATTGTCGACCGTGTCAGCATTTGTGACCGATGTGGCCGTGGCTGCGTTGCCCGTGATGTCGAAAGGTCCCTTTGCCGAGGCGTCCAGCACGCATACCCGATTCGCTGTAGCGGCCACGGTCGGCGGGCCGCAGACGTTGGATTCGAGCTCAGCCAGGCGTCGCTTGATGGCCTGGATTTCGTCGATCAAGGTCGGCTCGCCCGGCATCAGCACGCCTCCAGGGTCGGTTTGACGGCCTCGTTCACATTGGTGCCCGCCGGCGTGACCGTCACGTCCAACGCTATGACCTTGCCGTTGAAACTGAATGTAGTGTAGCGCTTGCTTTGCACCGTGATCTTGTCACCCAGGTCGAATGTCGCGCCGGACGTGGCCTGCCACAACTCGGGCCGCGGCAGGGCGTCCATCGTGATGATGGCCTTCGCATCGTTCAGCGCTGCATCGCCGCGAGTGTTGAGATCTGCCGTCACCGTGAGTTGGCGCGCGTCGATGAACTGCTCACGGCGTTTGTAGGCCGTGATGTCGCCTGCCGTGCTGCGCTCTACAATAGTACGATTGATGCCCTCGCCCGATCCGCCAGCATAGACGTAATTGCGATGCGATAGTACGTCCTTTGTCCACGTCATCGACAGCACATTCTCACGGTCAGTGGTCAGCACGCATTCGAGATTCACGCCGTTGCCAATGGTGCGGTCCTTGCCCCACAACGCCGCCGTCGTGAACGTGCAACCTGCCGCCCCTGGCACGAAGCGCCAGTCTACCGCGCCCGCGGCGTACTTTTGCAGGCACGTCAGCAGGTTCTCGTAGCGCGCCTTGATCGTGGTACTGGTGACGGCGTGCGCATCTGCCGCTACAGTTAGATCCGAGAACTTGCGTGCTGCCACGGTTGTGCCTGCGCCGCCCTGGTTGTAGACCCACGCCTTGAGCGCATCGTCGAGATGGTCGGTGCGCGAGTCGTATTCCTGGCCCGCTGCGGGCACGATGATGCGCCACGCGGCGTAGGCGGCGTGATCCAGCGCATATAGACTATACACGTCGCCTACAGGCGCAGTCTGACCCGTCTGCCAGCCCACGCGTAGCACGATGCCGCCGAATACCTGCAGGCCGTCGCGCCAAATGGCGATGCGCCTCATGGTGTCGCCATAGGCAATGATCTTGGCATCACCGGGGCTGATCTTGATCTCGGCGTAGCCTACGGCGCTGAGCACCTGCGTAAAGTGAAGGCCTTGCCAGGCGTCCAGTTCACATAGTTCTGCGTAGGCATCATTCAGGAGCTTGATCTGGTAGAGCGTGCTCACAAAATGAATCCTGCCACTTTCGGCGTCCAGTTGACGACAAGCTGCGGCGCGCTGCTGTGGTCGCCCGCATCATAAGCGTAGAAATATGGAGTTCCTAGAGTTGTAACAATGCTGAAAGCAAGTGCATCACCGCTAACTCGTGTTGCCTGTTCTAAAAGTTCTTGTATAATTGCAGATAGATCATCTGAATTGTACCAAGTGCCATTACTTCGCGCACCAGTTACCCATAGCACATCTGCCGTTGTGATAGGTCTATCGTCTGGGTTGCAATTTGGATTTTCCCACGCGCCAGGATTGGCTTGTTTGATGCCCACGATATGAAGAGTTGACGAGACTCCATCGCTGTAGGCCCTGAAACGCAAATATGAACTGAGAACTTTGTGCCCGCCAGTGAGAAGTACACTGAGAAACCGCAAGCCAGCCATAGAGCCAGACGTTTTCATTTGAAGAAAGTCTGCCTCGTTTTCGCAAACTCCAGTCCAGAAACTATCGTCATGGCTCGCCGCAACGGTGTAGATGCTTTGTCCCATGCTAGTCTACCAGCGCGTACTTGTACGCGAGAATCAGCGTGATGTACTGGCCAGGCAGGGTTGACCCGATCACGTCCACGGCGGCAAATACGCGCGTACCCGCTCCGACTGCAGTCACATCAGGCGCAACCACGGCCGTCGGACCCGTCGCGGCATCGGCCAGGCTGGGCCGGTTGCCCTGCGTGGTAAACACGGTTGTGCCCGCGCCTGCACCCGTGTGCACGTCCATCAGAAACGCGCAGCCGGTGGGTGCGACGTTGGCGATAATGTAGCCGCCGGTGAGCGTCAGGGCAAAAGGCGCCACGTACTCGAGCTGGATGTTTGTGCTCACGACTGCCGCGCCGGGGATGTGCCAGACGAATGCGCCCTGCCCTTTGGCAGTCATCTTGGACGCGACCACGGCGGATGCCAGTATCGCATCGCCGTCTACGCTGTTGTGCGGCAGGTAGCCACCCGCGTCACATGCCACAGGGCAGAACGCCGCCGCTGTGGTCAGGGCGTTGTCAGCCTGCCCGAACAGCCAGGCCCAGGCTAGCGCCTCGCCGGCGGTCGTTTCGAGCGCAATGGCGAATGTGCCGACCTCGCGATTCGTTTTGGGCGTGGCCTCGCCTGCCGTGGTAGAGGTCACGAGATACTGTCCGCGCGTTGTGGCCGCGTCCACATGCACGCGCGCCAGGCCCGATTTGATGACCAGGCCAATGGCGGCATCCTCAATGCCATCATCCTCACCCACGACGCCCAACACGGCCAAGTCACGCGCCGCCGTGGTGGTCTTGAATTTCTTGTCGCCGTCGCTGTCCACGATCACCACGTCACCCAGAGGCAAAGCCGCGCCCGCGCTGTTGGTCAGGTAGTGCCTTGCGGGGGCGTTGGGGCCGGCCCACTTGCGCTCATCGGTGATGTTTGTCTGCGCAATCGTGCCTGCCGATGCCGCGACGTAGACCTGGCAGAGCGAGATTTCGTAGTCGTTGGCGGCATAATCCAACGCCGGCGCAACCGGCGGCGTGTCAGGCGTGCCCGCCACGAGAATGCAGTCAATGGTTTTTGCGGCCAAATCGAGGTGCAGCACGACACGGTTGATCCGATCTTCTGCCGCGTCGGGAACCATTGCGATGTTCTGGCTCGCGCTGTTGTAGTACCAATAGCCGCCAATGAAAGCATAGCCCGCCGCGATTGCTACGTTGAGATCCGCGCCCGAGCAGGTGCACGCCAGCTCGTTGGATTGCCCCTGCACCACGCCGTCGCGTGTTATCGATTCGAGTTCTGCGGCAACCTGAACCGCACTGTACGATCCGCCACTGAACATTCTGTATGACTCAGCCATTTATGCCCCCAGATAGTAGTTATAGTAAGACACAATCACGCTGCCCTCGGTCGCGCCCGCGCCCGCGATGCTGATCAAGTTGTGGCCCTGGATGAGCGGCCAGTATTGTGACCCCGTAGCAATGTTCACATCGACGGTTGTGCCGCCGCTGTTGTCCCAGAACTTGGCCGTCTTGTTGCGCATGTCAAAGGTCAGCGTGTCATTCACATCCATCGTTTGCGTGACCGAGATTGTCTTGCCGCTCGTGTCGTTTGTAACAGCCGGATTATCCACCGGCCCGTTCACCAGAACGGTCGGCCACGTGTCCAGCTCACCCGCATTCACAATGTCGGCATCGGTGTCGATCGCGGTCTCGGTAAAATCCAATGTGGCCACACCGTCAAACCACGGGAAGGCCAGCCCGCCCAGCGCGCCCAGGTAGATCGTCTGACTCTGCAATGTGGGGTCGTACCAGTGCGGGTTATCACCCCGAAATACGAACACGCGCCGCGCGTGCATCACGTCACGATCCTGGCTCATCTTGCCAAATGAAAGCAGCCGACAATCCAAATAACGCCATGTGCCGTCCACACGCAGAAATCGCAACGCGCCGCCGCCTGAATAGGCTGAGCAGTGTCGCCGTAGCAACTCCTCGCGCGCCAGTAGCGCACTGGCCGAGGCGCACAGAATGTCGATCACGACGCTGAAGTCTCTGGGCGGTGTGTAGATACCCCGATAGACCTGGCCATCGCGGTAGGCGATGCGGTCGCCTGCGATTTGCAGCGGCAATGCACCGGCATCGCCATAGTAGGCCAACGTTGTCACGTTGCCATCGTTCAGTGCTACCAACTCACTGTATGCGTTGTAGAAGTAGAAGGTATCGCCCGCCATGCTCACGTTCCTGTCAGACGCGACATCAGTGCCAGCATCAGCATCTGCGAGACTGCGTCCGAGTAACCTGGTTCCTGCCGAAATGCCTGATAAATAAGCTGGTACACGTTCTGCGTCTGCGGCGTCTGCCCACCGCCCTCCGCCATGACGCCGCCCATCGTGTTGCCATGAGGAGTCATGATGCCAGTTGTAGCACCGCCCAGCGTCGGGTGTTGCGGCTCCGGCTCTTCAGGCAAGCCCCCAGGGTGTGGATTTACCCATGTGCCGCCTGGCCCCACAAATCCCCAATCTGTTCTATTCTCTTGTTGCAAACCAGGGCGTACAAGGTTGCCAGGGGCTTCTGTGGTTCCTGGCCCAGGTCTACCGCGTCGGTACCAGTTAGTATAACGAACCAATAACTGCTCACGCTGTGGATCGTACCATTCCTGGAATCCCGCCGTATTGAATTGCCAGTTTGTGAAATCCGGGCCTGGCCATTCACCCCAAGATTCCTGCCACTCCACGGCGCCTGAGGTACGATAAGCAACTGCTGTCCCGAATTGATTTGTGATAAATTGTGCGGTAGAGGCAGGCGGTTTGGGCGGCTCCTCCCCCGGTATCATTGGTTCTGGCGAGGGTCTCATGCCGCCTGTGCGATATCCCCCTCGGATACCGCCTGGGCCTACAAAGCCACCACGTCCGCTCGTATCGATTGCGCTCAAACCACCGAGCGGGAATGGACTAGGAGTGCCAGGGATGTCGGGGCCAATGGGAATCCCACCCGTACCAGTGCCATACCCTCCCCAGATTCCGCCGGGGCCGGTGGATCCACCTTTGCCAATCATATCGATTGCACTCAAACCAGCAAGTGGGAATGGGCTAGGCGCGCCGGGAATGTCAGGGCCAATTGGGATGCCTCCCGTGCCGCCCTGCATAGCGCCGACCATCGCGCCCGCCATGATGCCTGCGAAAGCAAATGCCTGGCCCATGCCCTGCGCCTCAGCGGTCACGCCGCGCATAGCATTGCCAATGCCAGTCAGGGCATTCTCCAGCGGGGTAGGACTGCCAGGTGTGAGCCAATCTGGCAATTGCAGATTGGCAATCGCGTTGCGGAAATCATTCACACGGTCAATCACCCATTGAATAGCCGCCTGGACGCCAGCGAAGGCGCCTTTGATTCCGTCTAGCACTACAGTCAAAACATTGCAGGCTAATTTCAGGCCGACTTCAAATAGATCTTTGATTTCCTTGAGTTTGGGGATCAGCCGTTCGTCTACAAATTTATGTAGCGCCTGAATGGCTGGCAGTAGGATGGTATTCCAGATTTCGACCAGGGTGTCAATCGCGGGCGGAATGTTTTCACCTAGCCACTTTGCAATTGCCATCAGGATTGGCACCAGCTTGGTGCTGATGAATTCCCATGCCATTTGCAATGCCGGCATCAGCACCGTGTCCCAGGCGACCTGCAACGCGGCGACCAGGGGCGGCAGGTGCGTGCCCAGCCATGCCCCTACCAGAATCAGGACGGGCACGAGGCTATTCTGAATGAAGCCCCACACATTCTGCAGGGCTGGCATGAGCACCGTATCCCAGGCCACTTTCAGTTGCGCAATGAAAAGGGGTACGTGAATAGCCAGCCATTGCCCGAGCAGGGTCAAAATAGGTATGAGGCTGGTTTGTATGAACGTCCAGATAGCTTGCAGGGCTGGCATCAGGACGGTATCCCAGGCCATTTTGAGAATGACGATGAATGCCGGGATATGCGTAGATAGCCACTGCCCGAGCAAAAGCAAGGTCGGAATCAGCGGCGCCTGAATGAATGCCCACACGTTGCCCAGCGCGGGCATCAGGCTGGACGTGAACCAGGGTATGAGCTGTCCGATGGCTTGCTCTACGTAGGGCATGGCCTGCATCGCCAAATCAGCGAATTTGGTCGTCAGATCCGTGAGCACCGGCAGCAGGGCCGCGCCTACCGTCTCTTTGAGGTTGCCCATCGCGATTGACAATTTGGCTTGCGCGCCCTGATAGCTGTTTGCCATCGCCTCAGCGGATCCGCCGAAGCGGGCGTTGATGGCGGCGAATATCTCCGTTGCCGATGCGCCCTTGGCGACTTCGATGCCGTACTTCTCCAGGCGCGCCGTGTTACCAGCCAGCGCCAGGGCAACCATATTGGTTGCCTGCTCTTGGCTCATATTTGCGCCGGCGGCCAATTCCGCCGCCGCCGTGGTGCCTTCCAGCGCGCTCTTGTAATCGTGCGTGACGGCCATCAGGCGCGTGATGGATTCGCGCCCTGCGCCGTCATCCATCGCCACGCGCCGCAGTTGCGTACTCAGGTAGCTTTCGATTGCGCCGCTGGCCGTGCCCCAGTCCGCCCCCGTGTTCCGGACGGCTTGGGACATGCGCACGATGCCTTGCTCCTCTTCGCCTGCCGCTTTCGCCGCGTCGAGCAACGACTTGCCCAGCACGGCAACGCCGGCCACGGCCGCCGCGCCCATGCCGAGCATAGCCGTGCCGACACCGCCCAGCTTTTCGTGAATGCCGCCCAGGGCGGCACTCGCCTCGTCTTTGAGGCTCAGCAATATGGCGAGTTCGAGGGCCTCACTTGCCACGGTTCTTCTCCCGTTTTGCCTTCGTTTGCTCCCACGCCTGCGCGCGCAGGAACCACTTCCGCCGTGGGCCGCTCAGCCCGCCCAGGGCCCACGGCGGCATACCCCAGGACTGCGCGCGTTCCAGGATGACGCACCACCCCGGCACGCGCTCACTCACCCCGGCGGCGTAGAGGCTGAGCCGTCGGGCGTCGGAGGGGGGACGGCATCGTCTTTCAGCGCAGAGAATGCGCTCATGATGTCAGTCGAGAATGCCTTGAACTCGCACAGGTTGAGCTTGCCGATGTCCTCACGTGTCCAGTCTGAGCAAGACGCGCAGAGTTCCTTGAACGCGTCCAAGTTCTGCCGGTTCATCTTGCCACCCGTGGTGATGCCGTCGAACACCTCACTCAAATCCACGAGCTGGTCAATGCTTAATTTGTCGAAGTCAATCCCTGCCGGTCGGTCTGGCATCATGGCAGCGTACTCACTTCGTTCACGCAAGTGAACACGCCGCCGCTGGTCACGCTCACGAGCTCGAAGGCGAACGTCAGCACGTCATCGCCGCCCTTGTCCCCCAGGCTGGGTATGTCGGTATAGCGAATGCCGATGTCGGCCTGCACCGTCTTGTAGCCCCAGGCGCTGCCAGTGCCGCTCGTGGTCTGGGCGCTGCCAACGAACGTGATCCGCATGTAACGTGTGGTGCGGTTGCGAGCGCACAGCAATTCAGCCGCGCCATTGGCGTCATTCTCCAGCAGCAATTTGCCAGTTACGGTCGGCGCCACCTGCTTGACGGTGTAGAAGTACACCGCCGCGCCGTCGCCGGTGTACAACGCCTGATAGCCCGTCTTGACGTTGAGCGAGAAACCAACCCATGAACCGGTGATCGCGCCGCTGCCAAACGTGGTGGCGTGCAAACAGAGCGCGCCCTTGTTGAACAGCACCTCCTCGACCGTCGGCGCGTTGATCGTGGCGCTGAAGGAGGACAGGGACGCTTGCCGCCCGCGCAGTTTGGCGCTCAGCATGACTGCTTCGTTGGGCGCGCCCTCCAACGTGAACTCCTCGGCGAACACGTAGGCCGCCTCATCCACACCGGTGTTGTCGCCGCCCTCAAAGGTGTAGCTCTGCGGCGTGCCCGCGCTGGTCGTTGATAGCGTGGCCGTGTAGATGTAGTCGCTGCCGCCGGTGCCATCGACTGTGCCCGAGGCCGCGCCCGCTGCAATGCCCATCGCCATGACGTAGGGGAACTGCTCGAACGTGAGCGGCGTCTTGTCCAGGTTGATGGCCGCGCCCACTTGCGGAATGTAGGTACGGTTGAGCGGCTGAAAGCTGCCGCGATCCTCTGGCACGTCCTTGATGACCGACTCATCATTCAGCAGCCCCGTGCCGCGCCAGATGGCAGTCGTGGTCGCCACTGCCGTTCCCGCTGTCGTTTCCTTGGTGAACTGAATACGCCTAAGTGCCTTTAATCCATAAGCCATGTTAGACCTCCTGATCTACTCTGAAAACGCCGTCCACAATCCGTTCTGGATGCTTATCCAGCCAATCCATGAAGTACGTTTTGTCCACCAGCACCGTGCTGATATGCGGCGAGGTCGTTTCCACGTCGCACCAGATGTCGAATCCAGCCGCCGCCGCACGCCTGCAGAATACGAAATCGTCTGACGTGGCAGCGCGCTTCCAGGCTTCCTTGTAGGTGTAGCCAAACCACGTCGGCTCAATGCCCTCGAATACCTCGCGCGCAATAGCAATGCAGCCCGTCGCTACTTGGTCGACCTTCTGCAGTCCTGTCTCTTCTGTGACAGCCTGCAATATCCCCTCGGCATTCTCGCGCCAAGCCATCGGGTCATGTGGCTGCCCACGCCTGAATGACAATCCGCCGACAATCTGCTTGCTTGGATCGTTGACCATGTGCCGCAATAGTCGGTGTACAATGTCCGGCGCGTGCACCTGGTCGCCGTCCAGCATAATGACGTGCGTGTAGCGCGGATGATCGAGCAGATACCACGCCGCCAGGTCGCGCGCTACGTCGGTGCGTGTCTGCGGAATCTGCACCCAGTCGAAGCGCCGCTGCGCGATAGCGAGCAGGCTTTCCGCCGCCTCGGATGCCCACGGCAAGGGCGCGAACAGCACCGGCCGCAGCCCTGGCGGCATCGGATTGGCTTCTACGCTGACATCTATGCGCCCTGGATAGCGACCCCATTCGTCAGGCTTCACCTCCACGTCCTGATAGGTGCATTCGCGCCGATAGTAGCTGGCGTGCTCAGTCAGCGCGTCGCGGTAGTGCGGCTCATTGGCATCATCTGCAATCAGCACACCGCCGTCCGCGACCACATCCAGTGTCTTGCGCAGATACCAGGACCTGGCCGCAATCTCAGAAACGTCGAAAAACACCAGGTCAAAGGGCGCCTGCCCTGCCAGCCCAGGCGCGCCCCAAGTGGCCGAATGTCGCCAATCCAGGCCCTGGGCCATCAGGAATTCGCGCGTCTTGTCCAGCCATGCCGCGTCGCTGTCGATGAACCAATGCTCCGCGTCGTTGGCCTCCGCCCAGGCCCGCAGCACGTAGCTGCTGAATCCGCTGCCGATGTCCAGTAGGCGCTTGGGTTTGCGCTCCTCACATAGTTGCCAAAGATACTTGGCAATCGGTAGTGAGCAGGCGTAGACTGCCTTGCTCACAGCGGGTACGTATTCAGAGTAAGCCTTGTCGATATCAATCATGTCACCGCCGGACTTTGTTTGATCGGAATATTGAACTGGATTACCAAGTACTTGGCATCTGCCCACGTTTCGACGTGCATCTCCCACGTCACGGGCCCCGTGAATCCCGTCACCGCGCCGCCTAGTGTCGTGTCCGAGGCGAGCTTGTTGAGAATCACATCAATGAACGGCACGGCAGTAGCATAGTCGCTGGGCAGGTTGACCCGCGCCACGTACAACGCCGCCACAATGGTCGTTTCATTGATTGCCCAGGCGTTACTCTGCGTGTTGCATCGGCCGCTTTTCGGGTATGACACCAGAAACGGCGTCTGGAAAATCCCCTCCGGTGGCTCGTGCGGCGCAGCCACGATGCCAGTCAGCGCGCCCAGAATGTCCTGCACCTTTTCGGCTGCCCCTGCTATCGTTGCCATAGCGCCGCCAACTTCTCTTTCAATCGCGCCAGGTATTCGTCATATTTGGCGCGCCACTCCGCCACATATCCCGTGAACCAGCCCGCCGTCGGCGTGCCTGCGAACGGGCCGGCGCGATAATGGTATGGCCCCGCATCCAGGTCTGCGCCATACTCCACATTCGTGCCCACCTGCGCCCACGCGGGCGGTTGGGTGCTATCCAATTCGTGTTGAATGCTGGCACGTAGGCGGCCCGTATCCACAGGCGAGCGTTCCTTCTTTGCCTCTTCGACTGCCGATGCCGCATCACGCATGAATTCAAAGATGGGTTGCTGCAGTTGCTCTGGTTTCAGCTTGGCAATCAATTCATCCAAGCCCTCGATTTTGACTTCCAGCGTCATGCCGTCACCCGCCGCAGGCCGCTATTGATGAGCAGCTCTACGATGTCGGGATCCAGCGCCTTGGTATACAACAGCGTGCCAAATGGCCCGCCCGCGCTTGCGTCGGCAAAGCCCTGGCTGCCGCGTTTGAACCAGCGCACGGTTTCGATGCAGCACGCTTGCTGCACCAGCGCCTCGGGCCACCAGACATAGACCGTCTTGGCCTTGGCGTGCGTGGCTGCTGTCGTACCGTTCCAGCCACGCCGGATGCTGGCAACCTGAGTGGTCGTATTCGTGGCCGTCACCAGGCATTGCTCGGATTCGATCTTGATGGTATTGCCCACACTCAGCCGCGGCGTCAGCCCATACAGGTTTGCGCCGTCCACGTCTGTGACCATCACTGTAGTCTGCGCTGCCGTCATGCCGGCCGCATCCTGTACGGTATCGCCACTGTCATCCCACGCGCGGGCATAGTCACCATGATAGCCCCACAGGCCTACGATCTTGAGGCCGCGTTCGTCTACGTAGAAGCAATCCAATGCGCCGTTCTCACGCAGTACGAGCTCGTTGTAGGGCGTCTCTCCGTCGCGCAGGTCGCGCCCGCCGTAGAGCAAGTAGTCATCAGTGGTCAGCGCCGTGTAGGACGCGCCATAATCTGCGCTGTAGTTAATGCTTGTCACGGCCAGCAGGTCGGGCAGCCACACTTCACGCTCCCCGACCGTGGGCCAGGTGCGCGTCGCTGCCAACTCGTAGAAATGGCGATGGCACACATTGTCAATCAGCCGCGATGCGCGCTCTGAAAGCATGGCCAGGATCGCGTCGCTGCTTGTGCCCGTGAATGCATTCGGTGCTGCGGCCTTGATTTCGTCCAGCGTGGCGTAGGCATTGACCGCCCTGCCCGTGGCGGATACGCCCGCTCCAGTCAAATGGATAATTGTCATGACCATACCACCGTTGTTGGACCCGGGTCGTTATGTCCTGCTAATTGACACCAGACGTAATAACTACCCGCATCCAGCCTGAAAGTCACATGACCTAATGTGTCGGTACTGCTCGAGGCCACCACATTGCTACCTGGCAGATCCGTAGTCACCCATACCTCAACGCCATCCAGTGGATTGGTGCCATCATCAATCGTGATTGTCTTGCTGATCGCGCCTGCGCCGCCCAACGCCGAAGTATCGGCCAGGATCGCGTCGACCACAGTATCCACCGTGTCCAACTTACCGTCGTGCGTTGTGAGCGCGCCCGCTTGAGCCGCTGTCTTTGCTGCGTCATACGCGCCAGTGAGCGTCATCGCTGCCCCGACAGGTGCAGCCGCCTTTGCTGCGTCGTATGCTGCCGTCAGCGTCATAGCCGCGCCCGCCGCGAGGTCGTTCAGGTCGCTCGTGAGCTTCGTATCCGCGAATTCCTCCCAGATGAAGTCCCCCAACGCCTGTCCGTCCACCGTCGCTGCCCCGTAGACCTGTACGCGGTCTCCAGCGACCAGGGCAGGCATGGTAGCGGCCCACTTGTAGATTGGCCCCGTCCCCGTGATCGCGACCGCATCGGCTGTGGCGGTGCCGTTCTTGTAGAATGTGCCCACAGGCCCGACCGTGGCCACCATAGGCACACCGTCGCCGTTCTTGGTGACAAACGCCCCGCCGCACACCTGCCCGGTTTTGGCTGTCATCGCTTCACCGCCTCAATGAGAGCACTGCGTGCCCCGCCCAGACTAGCCAACGTCGAGGGCGAGAACGATGGCGCGCCCGCCGTGAACCCCACCCACCAGCGCGCCACGGGGCGGTACAAGTCCCAGGGCTGGGAGTACATCTGCCAGGCAATGGGCGCGGGCACTCCAAAATTGTAAAGCCGCACGTCAGCCAACATCCCACTCCAATAGTATCCAGAATATAGTCCTCTCCGCCCGATAGAAACCCCCTGTTGCGCGGGCGGATTGATTGTCGTTGCACTTTGATTATCCTGAACGCCGTTGACATATATAGTCCCTGTCCACGCGCCTGTAGTGCCCACCCGTGTCGCCAGCACGTGATACCACGTATTGGCAGCAAGAACTTTATTTCCTGTTAGGGTATAGGTTCCGCCACTGCTCCACCGCAACGTCAAATAGGTGGCCACATGATTGAGCAATAATAGATACTGATATGTCCCGCCGGTGACATCAGCATCTCCAATCATGCATTTTGACGTCGCAACCGTGGTACTATTGAACCGGCAGGAAATGCTCATTTCGCCCGTCAGACTAGGCGGGCTAATTGCTACGTATCCCGTCGACCCATCGAACGTCAACGCCGCACCCATCTGCGCATCTGCGGCCCACGTCAGCCCGCCGTTGAACGTGCCGTCCAGCCCGCGCCCGCCCAAGTCGCGCAGCTTGTTCATGCCACGACTCGCGAACATCGGCCAGTCCGCGACGATCCCCGCCGCCTGCGGACTCTTCGGATTGATCTCCCACGCCTCACCCATCGGCGGGTATGTGAACGCTTGACTCGTGAATGGCATTCAGCACCTACACGATAGTCTGACTGTCGAAACTCTGAGCCAACACCTGCACGATGGCATTGTCGCCTGCCGCGTCGTCACCGTAGTCAAAGATGACCTCCCACAACGAGCCGCCGTCGATCCACAGCGGGAACAGCACATCCGCCTTGTTGCGCACGGTGTCGGCCTGCGCCAGTGTGTGCGTGTACTGTAGCGGCGCGCTTAGGGTCAGCCCCGTGCCGACCGCCACGGTCAACTTGCTCACGCGACTCCACTCCAGCCGCGTGAACGCCGCGTCTGTGATGCAGATCAGGTCGCCCGCGGCAAAGTTCGCCACGCCCGCGGTCAGGATCTCGTTCTGCCCCGCTGCCGAGGTGGCCGCCACGGTGGTATTGCCGTTGCAGGCGGTGGTCGGCGCGGCCATCGCCAGTTGCACGCCTGCGGGATGCCTGCCGCCTGGTGTGGCCACGTCGTTGTTGAGCACACGGCGCACCAGGATGTCGATGCCGTTGGTCAAGGCGGTCGTGCCGCCGCGCCCGATCTTGAAGAACAACCATGCGCCGTACTTCGTGCGCAGGTCAATCGTACCGCGCGCAGTGCCAAGCCGCGCCAGGGTCGCCGCCGCAATGACGCTCACGTTGTCCGTGTAGACCGGGGTCGTCGTCTTGCTCATCTCATGCCGCCTTTGCACCCATCTCAACTATCAGGTCGCAGATGTCGTCAAGTTGTTTCAGCTCCGCCAAGGTCTCTCGGTCTACCACGAACAGTACATTCGCCCCTGGGTGTGCCGTCACCAGCACCTTGACGGGCAATTGCGCATGGGCTACCCATAGATAGCGCGACTTCGTGGCATCCTCGTAGCGCGTCACGAGCCAGCCGTCCGCGGGCCGCACACCGATCTGGGCCAACGCTTCCTTCGTGGCGCTCAGCGTTGCCGCGTCCAGCCGCTGCGCCTCCTGGGTCTGGTTTCGCTGCTTCGCTGCCAGTAGTGTCAATGCCTGTTGAAGGTTCATCTCACGCCACCAACCCCACTCTACCGGCAGTTCATTTCGTGCGCACCCGGTACTTGCGAACCATCTTGTCAGCCGGGGGCGCGTCCAGCGCCGCGTTTGCCACTTCGCGCACCTGCTCGAAGTGGTTGGCCTGCGCTGCCATGAGCGACGCGCCCACGGCATCCGGCACGTCGAACTCTGCGCCCGGCGTAACGTAGCCCACGCCCGGCACGTTGAATGCAAATCGCGCCTTGAGTCTCATACTCTCCTACCTTTCCACGACAAAGTACAGTACAGCGGTTGTGCCCGGCGTAGTCTCGCCGAGTTTGACAGTCAGCGGGCCTGCCAAGGGGAAGCGGTCGTGGCTGTCTGTGATGGCTGCCGCCGCATTGGTCACGAGCGAGGCGCGCGGGTAGACCATCGCATCGGTGAGCGAGTCGATCTTCTCGTAGATCACGCCGCCCACCGGAGAGCCATAGGTGATCGTCAGGTCGGTGGTGTTCGTGATGCTGGCAGTATAGTCGACGTAGATCGCCACGAGCTCGCCGCGCAATGCCTGCGTAGTCAGCGTGGTTTCACCTGCACCCGTGCCCGCCATAACTGCGCTGTAGGCTTCCATCGAGATGTCGTGCCCGATGCTGGCCGCCTGGATAGGTACTTCCGGCCCGCGCATACAGGCCACAAACCACATCGAGCCAAGCAGCATAGCCACAAGGAGTAACCAGCCCAGATTGTATAGAGTGGACCTCTTCACGTTCACCTCCAAAGTCGGGGGGCGACTTGCGCCGCCCCCGTCATGCGTTACGCGCTTGCGTCGAAGCAATCGATGATGCGCCAGACCGAGTTGTTGGCATCCCAGTAGAGAGTCAAGGTATCGTTGGTGTCCAGCGTGCGGTCCTTGCCCAGTGCGGTATTTGCGCCGTTCTTGACCACGACGGTATCCGCGTCGGCGTCCAGGTTCACGAGGATCAACAGTTGCCCGGCATATGCGCCGTCACTCAGGCTGGTCACATCGTTGAGCGTGCCCGCGATGCTGCCTACCGCGTCGCCATCCGAGACGGTCAGGACCATAATCATTTTGCCCGTGACCTGTACGACCTCGGCATTGGTGATGCCCACGGTGCTAGAGATTGCGCCGTAGTAGCTGAGCGCACCCACGTAGGTGCCCACAGTGATGCCCGCCGTGGTGGTGATTCGGTCTGTGCTCACACCGTTATTGGCCGATACCAGGCTACGCAGCGTTGATGTCCCGGTGACTTCCAGAGCGCCTACAATATCAGCCCCGGCCCCGACCGTAATCTGGTCAGTCGTGTTGATTGTGTTGGCTTGGAAGTATCCTTTGGCCGTCAGGGTCCCAGTGACATCGACAGCGCCGATGACGTGCGCCGTACCTGCCACGTCCAGAGTTGCGCCGATTGTCACGGCATCCGTAGTGTTGAGTGTATTGGCGTCCAGAGTGCTGCTGATGACAGCCGCGCCATAGCGCAGGATGTCAGTCGCGTTGGTGCTGGTCAGGTTGCCCGCGACCTGCAATCCATTGCCCGCCGCCCCCAACCCCGTCCACGTGTAACCCCCAGCCAGGGTAGATACGCCCGACACATTCAGCGTGCCCGTTACCAAAACGTTGTCATTCAGGCGCAGCGAGCCGCTGCTGTCCAAGAACGGCGAGTAGAAGTCAATCGCGCCACGTAGAGTTGTGGTACCAGTGACCTCCAGCGCTCCTACGATGTCCACGCCTGCACCTACAGTCATCTGGTCAGTGACATTGATTGTATCGGGCGACAGCATGCCAGATACCGACGCGGTGCCGGTGATGACAACGTTGTCATTGATGCGCACGCTCTGCGCCGCGTCCTCGATTGTGCCGTTGATGTAGGCGATCCCGCGTAACGTCGAGGTCCCTGTGACCTCGAGCGCGCCCACGATGTCGATACCCGCGCCGACGGTCATCTGGTCGGTGACATTGATTGTATCGGGCGACAGAATGCCAGATACGGCCATCGTGCCAGTGACCAGAACGTTATCGTTGATTCTGACCGACTGCCCGCTATCCAGGAATGGCTCGTACATGGTCACCGCGCCACGCAAGGTGCTAGTACCTGTGACCTCCAGCGCGCCGGCCACGTCGATGCCGCCCAGGGCCGTGATATTGTCGGTCGCCTGCACGGTGTTGGCAATCAGTTTGCCACCCACAGTTGCCGCGCCGATTGTAGTTACGGTGCCCGTCAGGGTACTGGCTCCATTCACAGCCAAGCTCGTGCCGGCTGTGATGGCAGTGGTAGCATTCAACGAGCCTACAGACGCCAGGCCGGTCAACGTTTGCGCACCGTTCAAGGTCGCGGTACCGGTGACTTCCAGGGTACCCACAACGCCCAGGTTGCCCGAGTCACCCTTGAGAGTGATCTTGGGCGTCGCGTGATCGTCGCTGTACAGCGTGATGTCCGCACCGTTCCAAGCATACGAATCTTCGCGGGTGTTGAATGCCTCACGCGAGCGGATCGATGCCACGCCAATCTGCGTGTTGTGGTTGCTGATAGCCAGCATTGCCACGAGCGTCGCTGCGATAAGCAACGTCACGCCAATCAAACTCAATCGTTTCTTGTCCATGTTTGTCCCTCCAGGGGGCGAGTCGCCCCGCCCCCTATAGTGTTGGGTCATTCCGAATCTACGTTACCAGAATGTGGCTGATGCCCGCGGTGTGCGTGAGGGCAGTCTTGGTCACCCCGCCGTGGCTGCAGACAGCCAGGCGGAAGCTGATGACCATCATCACCTGCCGCTTCTGGATGTCGCGGTCGACCTCGACGGTGATGCCGCGCTTGTAGCCCAGCGTCCACATGTTCTTGTTGAACAGGATCGCCTGCCCGAAGGTGCCGGTATCGGCATCGTCAACGAAGTGGTCAGCCTCCGTCCTGTGGATGGACGCGCTCACGATGATCGGGTAGCCGCGATAGGCTGCAACTTGTCCGGTCAGCAGTACGGCGCTGGTACCGATGTCGCTCAGGGTCTGAATGCCGTCCAGGTTGCAGACGCCCTTGAAGTAGGTCGCCACGTCACACAGGAAAAGCAGGTCCTTGGGATTGACGGCGTACTTGCCGAGCAGGGCCAGCGCATTCAGGATATGCGTATCGCTCAGGGCCGCGCCTGCGGCGTCCACGCTCATGGCGGTGTTTTGCACCTGGAACAGTTCCCGTAGTCCGTTCTCGCCGTTGCTCAGAAACGGTTGAGTGGCTGCCGATGCGCCGTTGTCGTGCGCGTTGATGTTGTTGGAAGTGTCGTTGTCGGCATTGATGACAAAGTAGTCGATCTGCTCGGCAGCACTTTGTCGAATGCGCGCCTCAATGGTCGGACGCACCGCAATGATCGCGTCCTCCTCCAGGTCATACTCCCAGTCAATCTCGCCGATCTGCTCGGTGGCAGTCAGAGTTGACTTGCCAGTGGCCAGCTGATGGCTCGCCGTAGACCCCGTAACCGATACGCCCTTCTGCCAGGCCAGTGTGCCCAGGCCCATCGGGATCACGAATGGGTTGGTCGGCATGTTGATCTTGTTGGGCAGGTTGGCAGCCACGAGGCTGTCCAGCAGCACGTCGTCCCAGAGTGTCGGGCGCAGGCCGTGCAGTACGAGCTCATCGCCCGTGAGAGCGCCGGTCGCGGTCATGGCGGCCTTCACTAGCTCGTCATTCGGCTTGCGGTACTTGTCAGGCATGACCTGATGCGCCCGAGTCATCAGCCATGCGGCAAAGGCGGCGTCACGGGTCGCCATGCCGTTGTAGCGTCCACCTACGATCTTCTCGCTGACCTGGCCCACGGACGGAATCTCTTCCGTCTCGCCGCGTCGCGCCGGCTTGGCCTTCTCGATGGCGGCCAGCGCGGCCTTTTCGAGTGCGGCCTGATCGATGGTCGCCGGGTCGTGTTTGTGATTCGTGAAAGCAACCTTGATGTCTTCCAGGGTCTTGGTAAGTCCTTCCAATTCTGCGTTCATTTGTTCATCTCCTGAAGTGATTTCGCAAACTCGCCCAGTGCACTCAGTGCTTCGTCCGTCAAACTGACGCTGGTATTGGCAGCATCGGGAGCAATGACTTCTGCAATGACGACGCCCTTCGGCGCAGGTGCATTGGTGTCGAGATATGCCTGCAAATCCTTTGCCCCCTTACGTAGCGAGGCAACGATTTCAGTAATCATGGCGTGATCTTTCCCGCTAATCACACGCCCTTCCTTTGTGATAGCCTTGCCACTCGAAGCGGCCTCGAATGTGCCTCCGTGGCTATCACAATGTGCTTTGGCCACGTCCGTATCCCATGCATCTTTCGGGTAGCGGTAGGCCTGCTCGGTCATGGTGGTCTCACCTGTGAGCTTGCCCATGATGACGCTGTATGGCTTGCCTTCGTGGTCGCGTTCTGTGCGTCGAAATGAATCCTTCTCGAAATCGCCGGGATCCCGCAGCCGGCAAGCGTGCTCCGTCGGGTACGGTTTCAGGCCTACGTCCACGGCCTCGACTGCGCGTCGCAACGCCTCCTGGTTGCTGGGCACAGGCACAATGGAGAACTCGAGCAGTTCACCCTTGTCGATCGTAACGCCCGCGATGCGGCCTAGCATGCCCATGTCACCCGCCTCGTCACCATCAGCGTTGACTGCATGAATTGGCATGAATCCAATCGACGTCGCATTCAAGAAGCCTCCCGCCCACATGCGCCGCACGGTGTCGGCAAACTCATAGGTACCTTCGGGCGGAAACTGAAACCTTGCTACTAATGTGTCACCTTCTGGCCGCACAGCCAGCGACTTAGCGACTGGCAATTGGGTATAATCGTGGCCGTACATCACGACGGGGTTTTTCATGTAATTGCCAATGTCCAGCCCCTCGGGACGCACGATCTGCCCATCGCGATCTACCGCGCCCGTGGTGATCGTGGCCTCATAGGTCAACTCGTCCACGGCCTTGACGGTGGTCTGGTAGAGTTTCCTCAGCATGTCAGTCATCGTTACTTGCCTCCTGGGGCGGTAACGGCAAAGATTGCCAATGTGTCGCAGTCACAGCGCTGCCATCGTGCAGCCAGATGCCGCCGCCCATCCACACGGCGACCAACACCACGCCGTCCACGACAATCAGATAGCAGCCGATCCTGTCCGGCCACTTCCGGCCCGCGTCAATCCAGCCACCTTGCTTGCTCATGATGCTTCACCCTCCGGCAGGGTCACTAGCGTGCACCTGCAATTGATGACGTTCCCAGGGCTACCCCCAGGAGCGCCGGGGAAATCCAGATCCTCACCTGTGTTTGTGAACGGGTCCAGGATGGGCACGGTCTCGCCATGCGCTGCCCAATGGTCGAAATCCGATTCGGGCGGCTGGCGCGTGCGCTCGTCCAGCGCAGAGATCCAGCGCTTGTTACTCATACCCTCAGCAATGCCTTGCTGTTCACAACCATAATTGAATGCCTTGATCGTCTCGGTGCGGGCAATACGCGGCGCGCGCGCCCCACTCCAGCCGTCGTACAAATCGCCGATGTTTTGCGCGATTTCGTCGACCGACCAGCCCTCATCTGCGCCTTGTGTCAGCACGGTGCGGAGCATATCCTGTGTGAACTGCCCGACCTCTTTGGTGAAGTCCCAAATCATGGCGTCGATGGCTGTGGCAATGTCACCCGTGATGGCGAAGGCCACTTGCGGCGCACCCGGCCGGTTGAGCATGGCCGAAATCTGCTCGGCCATGTAGAGGGCGCCCGCCAGGACGGTATCGCGCCAATACCCGCCCGTGGTCTTGAGCATGGCGCGGGCGCTATCCTGGACGCTCAGTAGTTCGTCTGCGCTGGGCATATTGCCCTCGGTGGCAGCACGTATCCTGTCCAGCAACTCGCGCTTTTCCCGCTCCAGTCGCGCCTTGATGATGCGCTCTAGGGCACGCTCGCGGCCTTCCGTTGCGCCCTTGAACAGCAGCCAGATCGCCTTGTGCGCCGGGCTATCGCGCTCGATCGTAAACGCCTTCACTACCGCCTTGGCGGGTGACGTTGCAGGCGGCGGCGTTGGCACAGGCGCGCCCGCGGGCACGACCATAGCGCTCAGGTAGCCCTGGTCTTTGCCCGGGAAGTCGCCCAGGCCCAGGTCCAGCAGGTCGTCGATCTGCTGCCAGGGCACGCCCGTCTGCCACATCTGTACGCCGCTCGTGATCTTGGCAGTATTGTCGTCCTGTAGCGCGTCTATGCCTGACAGGTCAGTCCGAACGCTCAGACCAGCGGCCAGACTGCCATTGTGATACAGCCACTCAGTAAGGGCAATGTCGCGTTGATTGCATAGCGGCTCCAGGCGGATGGCCCACAGCACACGCAACGCCTGCGAGAAGTTCTCGTAGGTATCCCTGCCCCAACCCATGATCTCGTCGGGCACGCCAAAGATGGCGCCGATCTCCTCACGCGACATCTCGCGCTGTTTGACCCACTCGGCATCCTTGAGGCTGCTGCCCAGCGGTTTAATGTCTGTGACGCCCTGCTCCAGGATGGCGGGTTTCTGCGCGTTCTCCACACCCTGCAACTTGCTGGAGAACTCGGCCTCCAGCGCCAGGCGTTCACTTTTCGTGATGCCCTGCGGCGTGATGATCGCGTAGGGTGGGATCCCGCCACGCTGGGCGAGTTTCAACGTCCACTGTTGCGCGTAGGTGTCCAGCCGCACGCTCATACGGCAGGCAGAGATGGGCGTCAGACCGCGCAGAGGCTGTTCTGGATTGTAGAATTTGAAGAACAGGAATTCTTCAGGTGGGCACGTATAGGGAGCGCCGCGGTGATCATCCAGCCGGTAGCCTATTACCGCGCCGTAGCGTGCGCCCTTGCTCGCCAGCACGCCAATTGTGGCCGACTCGCGCGGCCAGACCTCCGACCACTGCCCGCCGCGCGTCTTGACCCACTCGAAGCCAATCTCGCCGTCGAGCATCATGCGGATCGTCCACAGCCGCCACAGCTCCGAGGACGGCATGGCGGGATTGTGCTCCAGGGCCACAAGTGCCGGGTGATTCTCGACTGCCTCGCCCTGGGCGTCGATGACCTGCAGCGGCACGGCGGCCATGTTATCGGCCAGCACATTGATCGCTTTGTTGACCCACACGTGCTCCGCGTAGATATGCAAGCCTGTAGCCGAATCGCCCGACATCGTGCTGTCCCAGTCGCTGCCCATGTGCTGACGGGTGGCCAGCTCAGGATGCAATGCGAGCAGAGCGGAATCCGCGCTCTTGCCGAGCAGAGCCAGGCCCAGGCGTTGTACGACGTTCACCGGCACCTCACAGAACAATAGTATCTAAGGGCGTCCGCCGCATGATCGTTGCCATCCAGTGGCTTCTCGCTCAACGTGCGTTTCCCTTCGGCGTACACATAGAGCTCCGTCAACTCCTGTATCAGATTGCGACAGCGCCGGTGCACCCTGATGTGCCTGTGTCCCTGCCCGTCACAGAACAGCCCGCGCAGATGGTTTATGCCCTGTACTACGTCGCCGCTGCTGCCCCGCGCAGGGATGTCCGCCATGCGGAAGCGCGCCTGCAACTCCTTCGCCTCTGGTGAGCCCACGGCCAGCTCAGGCACGGGCCAACTATTCTCAGCGCAGCGTTTCAGGACCTCGCCTACGCATGTCTCTGCCAAATGCTGCCGGTGGTACAGTTCGTCGAATATCAGCACCCCGCTGCCTGTCTGTTGCACGAACAGGATTGCGCGCGGGTCTACGTAGCCATCATCAAAGGCCAGATGTATGGGCACATCGGGCGCCGGTTCGTCATCTGTGATGTTCTCGGCCGTAAACTCGGGATAGACAAGGCCCTCGACCCCGGCGTACCAGTCACCCAATTCCCACGCCTTGCGTAACACCTCTGGCTGAGCGTGCAAATCGGTCAGATATGCCTCGCTCAGATATGGATTGTCGCGTGGGAACCCGGGCACGAATACGAATTCATCGGTCAGTGGTTTCAAGTAGTCAGGAAAATCACGCTCGATCCAAAGTCGGCGCACCCACTGTGCACCCAATCCGTTCGGGTTTGTCGCCCCCAGAAATTGCGGTTGCTCCACGCCCGTCCAGCGCAATGAGCCACGCAGGGCATTGAATGTGCTCTCAGAATTCTTGGTCAGTTCATCCACGGCGATGATGGCAAACTCCGAGCTCTGATACTTGCTCGCATCGTCTAGGTTGCGCAGGCATAGTACCCCGCCGCCGTACCGTGCCCTGAGTTGAAACTCGGAAACACTGCTCGCATAGTCACCAAGCCAAGCCGGAAATTCACGGCGCAGTTTCTCGATTTGCCGATCCCGCAATGATGGGTAGTCCTCGCACGCCAACATCGCACGCACATTTTGCAGCCCCTGCGCAGCGAACTTGAGCAGGCCACGGAGGGTATACCAGCGCAGCCAGCGCGACTTGCCAGGGCCACGTGCGCCGCCAAAGAGAAAATAGCGGCATTGGTCAGCCCTTGCCGTCGCCTCCATTTGCTTCGGCGTCCACTGACTGTCTATGTTGAATTTGCCAGTTGGCATAGTCTACGATCTCGATCTGCATTGGTTCCCCATCGGGGCCGCTGATTTCATGCTTCTCCGGCACCTTGCCCTGCAGCCAATCGCTCAGCCATTGACGGTCGGCGTCCCTGCCGGCTTTGGCCTGTGCGAGCGCAGTCATGACGACTGTCTGCCAATCCTCGGGCGTAATGGTAGAACGTAAGATGCCAATGAACTTCTCTTCAATGGCACGCTTGTGTCTGCCTGGATGTTTTCGCTTTGCTTGTTCATGATTTCCTGGCTGAAAAGGCATGTTTTACCTATGTTCTAGAACACAAAAGCGCCCGACTCGCAGTCACGCGAGCGAACGCCAGTCACGGCGGCCCAAGCAGCAGAGCACGAAGGTCCACGCCAGGTTGCCGAGCGCCCAGATCACATTCCCGATTGCACGCAGAATTCGCATATGCTCCGATCAAGCCGGCCTCGAGGCCCGGCGCTTGTACCTTGAGTTGCCAGTGAAAGGAGGTAAAGCTGGCAACTCATTGAGGAGAGGAAACGCGGGGCCAAATTGCCTTGTCCAAGGGCATACCTTGCCCCACGTTGCTATTGTACAGCATCTTGATGCGCTTGTCAAGGCCCACATCTTCATGAAATCTTCATAACTTCTTGATAACTTCTTCATACAAACCTGACAACTTGCCCCCTTGACAAACCTAGCTTTCTATGATACAATAGAGCAGAATCAAGAGAGAGAAACGGCACAGGGAGGTAACATAACATGTACGCCATTCAGAAGATCAGCAAGAGAAACGCCACTGAGGTCACACGGCAATTTCTGGGCTGGTACGCCATAGCCGACGAAATCACCGGCCGCATCGCAGAATCCTGGATCACTGGCAAGCCCCAGCTCGAGATTTTCGAGCATCTCACCTGTGCACTCCAGGAGTGCAAATTCATGAATGAGGCGCGCGGACTGTAGGGCAGAATCAAATCAAGGAGGGATTAAGATGAACGCAGAGTTGACCGAGCTTCTGAAGAAGCACAATGCAAACTTCACTTTCGAGAATGGCAAGTGGTGTTTATCGGGGACTACTGGCGGCCTCGGATGGGAAACCGACGACTATGAGGCAGATACCCGCGAGCAGGCAGAGCAGGACGCCATCGCTTACCTGATCGAGTACAACAGTTAGCCCACAGCACCCAGGCCCGCCGGGTGAGGTGCGGGCAACGTGGGAGGTAAGCAATGTTCGTAGTACTATCAGGTTTCGGACGGCTGGAAGGCACGTACCGCTCTCGGCAAGCGGCAGAACGACTTATTGCCGAGATCACACCGGGGGTGAATTGGCAACCGGAAACAGCGCCACGGATTCTCGATCCGGCGACGGTTCATGCTATGAACGAATACGAGGAATCAGCTCTGGCGCACGCCGCGAGACGCGCCGAATACGGCATCTGGGGTAGAGTCGCTTAGTTCAGCCCGCCGGGTGAGGTGCGGGCAACAGCGAGGACATGATCCGGTGAGAGGCGGATTGAACGCGAGCGGAGGGTTGAAATGAAGATTCATTTGGAGCGGTATGGGGAACGCGGTTGGCAGTTCACAATTTCGGGCGCGGATGGTCTTCGGGACGGCACAGAGTATCGCACGAATCGCAAGGGCGAGGGATTGTGGATGTACTCTGAGACGAGCGGATGGTATCCCGACACCGGCAAAGCGGTCTGGGAGTTCCGACAGATCGAGGGAACCTGCCAGTTTGCACTGAGTCCAGATCGCAAGCGCGCCTATGGCCAGATTCGGTATCGCTGGACGGCACACGACCAGTAGCAGTCAGCCCAGGCCCGCCGGGTGAGATGCGAGCAATATTCTGAAGAGGTGAAGAAGATGGCAAATATCCAGATGAATATCACCATTGACGAGGACATACACGCCACGGCGAAGGCGCTCGCGGCCTACAACCACATCACGCTCGGCGAGTTTGTCGAGCAGGCGCTGTGCGCTTACATCCAGGGGCACCCGGTCACGCCGCCGGCACTGGGCAAGTTGGGCGGGGCAGAGGAGAAGCGGCCATGACAACGAAGGGGGATCGCATCCTTGAGGAGATGGGACTGGGATACAGGCCAGGGGAATCCAAGCCGATGCCGTCCGAGCCGCTGCTGTGCCCAATCCTGACGGCCGCCGTGTTGACAACCACAATCCCCGTTGATGAACCGGCGCAATGCATGGGCAAGCGCTGCGGCATGTGGTGGCGCTGCCAGAACCTGGAGCGTGTGCCATGACAGGCTACGCCCGTTTCTGGCGCTACGTGGCTGCCTGGATACGCGGCGTTGTCACATGGCGCGAAGTACACGACGAGTGGGCCTGGCAGCGAATGCTGCGCAGGCTGGACAGATAATAGCAAGAGGAGGAGAAATGCCTGACAAACAGACCCCGTACAAAACGAAATTTGACCCCAGTGGCTACATCCGCACCGTCAAGTACACCAACAGCAAGACGGGCGAGGTCACGGAGCGCAAAATTCTGGATACCGCGCCTCGGCTGGCCTGGTTTCGCAGCGACTACCCCATCGAAAGCGGTTGGCAAATCCTGACCGAGATGATCGGCGGCATCGATCAAGGCGCGCTGGTCAAGGCTACTATCGTGTCGCCCACTGGCGTTACTGTGGCGATGGCCTACCGCCAGGTGCTCAAAACCGCCTTCGCAAACTACATCGAGAAGGCCGAAACGCAAGCCATTGGACGCGCGTTGGAGCGCTGCGGCTATGGCTGCGCCTACGCGCTGTCGCTAGAACCCGAAGAGGGCGAGGGCGAGGCCGACGAGGCCGGGGGCGCAATGACGAAAACAGAGGCACAGCCTCGCGTAGCAGAGGCAGTCAAGGCCCCTACCTCACCCGCCAGCAATGGCAAACTAACCCCCATCGACGGCACGAGCCACGGCGGATGGTGGGCGACGCTCGTGAAAAACGCAGGCGCACACGGCTACAAGAACCATCAGCACGTCATCAACGCGCTGGCATCTGAGAAGTACGACCTGGTAGCGATGGACTACGAGCACCGCGGCGATATCCTCGAGCTGCTGCGCATGCGGCATGAGCGTGAGCACGCCGCAGAGGTAGCACGAGACAATGAGGCCCCGACCGGAGAGGAGACGCAGCCATGAGGACAATCATTAGCGGGGGTGCGCCCCTGGAGGTCGGCATTGACAGCGGCGAGAAGCCTGATGTCGAGCAGGTCGTCCAGGGCATGGTCAACGACCTGGCCGACGCCATTGAGACGCTGCCAGAGGACGGCAAGCTCAAGTGGCGCACCTACGCCGCCCGCGCGCTCTGCCTGGATTGCGGGCCGGTGTATGCCCGCGTGATCCTGTTGCTGGACGAATGGCAACGCGTTGAGAACGATGCGTGGCGCGGCGAGACGTGCCCAGACTGCGGCAGGATCAAGGCCGTGGGCGCGGATCACATATGTGAGCGCAATGCGTGCCAGAGTTACGGCGAGTTGCCGTGACAATGTTGCTGCCCCTGCATGTGACGCCGAGGCTCGCGGCTACCATCGCGCAGGGCAGGGGGATACTGAGCCATCCAGGAATATCGACCGGCGGCGAACTGATGGACTATGCCAATGGAACGGATAACCTAGACGGCGGGGGCGGCACAGTTTGCGGCGTAGCGCAATCAGGAAGCGCGCGGCTACATATGTGCCGAGGTTGCTGGTTCAAATCCAGCCGCCGCAAATGGGCGGGGCCTGGGGTTTCCAGGCAAAATCAAATAGAGCTCAACGGATTGCCACGCGCTGCCCGGGCAACCGCCCAGCCCGGGCTACTTGACCACTAGCAGTGGCTCCTATGCCATGATCGCAACGTGGGCCTGGCTCCGTGGACAATCGGAGCTTGCACCGAGAGGCGCTGGGATGACTGCCCATGCGTGGGTAGGTGGACAAAATGCTTGGTCAGCGACTGGCCGGTGGAAATCCGACCCAGGCCCAGCCCAAATCTGGAAGGAGGAACGTAGAAATGGCACACCACGATCAGTTCAGTTCGCACAGTTGGCGCAAGGCGCGCAATACGGCGCACGTTACGCATAGCCGCCGGTGGACGCCCGTGAAGATGTGCAGCATGGGCGCCGGATGCAAAGCACGTATGGCAGCCGCAAACGCATGGCAGCCAGGTTGGCTGCGTTGGCTACTCAGGCCAGGCAACCCACACCCGCCACAGCCACGCCCTAATCCACGGCCCCGGCCTACGCCGAATCCGAGCGGCGGGACCTGGCAACCCAAATGAATATCGACGCCACGAAGCGGCTGCCCGGGCGCTGGCACGTCTGGACAGGCATAAACATCAGCACCGCGATTTGCCTATATCTCGCCCATCATCCTGATCCGCCCGAGACCGTGGTAGTGAACACGGAACGCCGGATTGACGATACCGACGCCGTGGCCATGCACCTCCACGATATACAGCTCGTGCAGGTGCATACCGTGCTGCTCAATGATGTGTATGTCGGACCAATACCAGATTGAATGGAACCGAAGTCGTGACTTGACAAGCGCGGGGAAGTGTGGTAGAGTGTGACCGTCGGGGTGAAGCGTTCGAGGTCGTTTTTGCTTTAGGCAGTCAGGCAGGTAGCGCACGCCCACCCCGACAAGTGGACGGCCTCGCGTTACCTGCCTGTTCGCATTTCTGGAGGCATGAATGGATATCGCAGCACATCGCACCGAGATATGGCGTCAAATTGGCATCGTAGAGGATGCCCTGTACAAATTGTCAACTGTGCCGCATAGTTACCGCCTCGATATGATCCGGACCACGACTGCAGACCTGCAGGCAAACATCAAGCACTCAGAAAGCATGATAGCCCTGGGTCGCATCGAAGGTCATGAACTGCTGGAAGCGCTCGACTACAAGGACGCCATGCGTAATGAATTGCGCACTCGCGGTGACGCGCCGTCCTTGGCTGAGGAGTTGGCAGGGCCGCGGCCCCTCCGGCATAGACATACAGGCCGGGGCGGGCTAGACCTATGACCGCCAAACCGGAGGTCACCAGCGTTGGGGATGCGATGCAGTTCGTGTGGCCAGAGCACGGCATCGAGGTCGAGTTGGACCGGTTTCACGCCGGGCATGAGGAGATCACCTGCGACATCTACGTGCGCTCCCGCAACGAGCCCAACCCCGGCCTGGTACACTTTGGACGGCTCAACCTGATGACGGCGCGCACGAGGGCAGAGCTAGCCAAGTTGCTCACGGAGCGCGACAACTCAGTATGCTGGGTCGATATCCTGTTGCAGTTGTGCACCCTGGCCGTGCAGCGCTACCGCAATGGTGATCCGGCGGTGGACCTGCGCACGGTGGATCCCTACGCCCAAACGCGCTGGCTGCTCTACCCATACATCGAACGCGGGGGGCCGACGATCCTCTATGCAGAGGGCGGCGTCGGGAAGAGCGTGCTGGCGCTGTGGATGGGACTGCAGGTTGCGCTCGGTCCACGTGACGCCCAGGGGCGCATACAGCCAAGCTCCAATGTGCTGTATCTAGACTGGGAAACATCGCCCGAAGTACACGCCGAACGCATGAATGGGTTGTGCGCGGGCATGAACATCGACCTGGACGCGCGCCCGCCGATCACCTATCGCCGCATGGGTGCAGGCCTGCCCAGTGCAGCCGCCACAGTACGCCGCGACATCGACAAATTGAGAGCCGGGCTGGTCATTGTGGACAGTCTGGCCTTTGCAGGCGAGGGGGCACCGGAAGAGTCAGGCACGGCCGTCCAACTATTCCAGTGTATCCGGTCATTTCCCGTGCCGTCCCTGTGCATCCACCACAAACGCAAGGGCATGGGGTTGAAGAACGAGAACCAACGCGACCGGCTGTTTGGCTCTGTCTACTACCTAAACTCAGCGCGGCTGGTCTGGGAGGCCGACGCCAACGCCAGTGATGACAGCGACGAACACAACATCGCCCTGGTCAACGTCAAAGCCAATAATGGACGATTGCTCAAACGGCACGCCCTGGCAGTCAACTTCACGAACCAGGACGACCGAATCAAGCGCATCGAGGTGAAACCCATCGACATGCTGGAGGCTGGCTTTGATGAGAAAGTGTCGATGCGCGACCGCATCGTGCACGAGCTTTCACGCGGCGCACTGAGCGCGCAAACGCTGGCCGACAGCCTGGGCATGGAAGAGCGCAATGTCAGTAAGGCGTTATCAGTCCTGAAAAGGTCTGGCGTGGTTGACAATGTGGAACGTGGACAATGGTGTTTACCGGCAAAGGAAACAGTATAACGTGTAACGAAATGTTACCTGGTAACGTTACCAATGTTACCGGTAATGTTACCCCCCCTATATCTTTAGGGGGGTAACAAGTAACATTCAAAAAAGAGTGGTAACATTCAGAGACAAGGGGGGAGACAATGAGCACGCTAGGAGTGATTGGGTATCACAACGGCATGTGGACGTGCCCGAAGTGCAGCCAGGTCGCGAGCGTGATTTTTCACGAGGGGACGAATGAAAATCTGCCGCAGCCACGCGAGTATTTGTGGCTGACCTGTGAATGCGGCTACGAGTGGAAATCTGCGCCGCTGGACACAGGATACGAGCAGCCCCAAGGGGATACCGCCGCGCCGCAGTCCGATGGCCCACAGGACGAACACGCACGGGACTTCGTCGCCTCGCCGCGCAGATACGGGCTGATCCGCGTTGGTGCATTGAATGTGCACAGTGTACGGATACGGCGATACGTTCATCCAAGAGGTATCCCAGGCCGCTGCATGTGGGCCTGCGAAGGCATGAAGAAGATTGCGGAGAAATCACTGGCCGCCGGGAAGGGGGAGGGCGATGCTGTTGTACCGCATGATTGAGGATCCCAAAGAGGGCGAAATGGTGCAGTTCTTGGCCGTGCATGCCGTGCGTTGGCACGAGCACCCAGACGAACCGACTGTGGCCTTTATTGAGGATCGACAGGCCACGAAGGACGCGGCGTTGGGCAGGGTGGTATATGAGAGAATGGAGATGCACCATTTTACACCTGGTAGTTTGCGCATTACGGCGAGTGACATGAGCAATCTAGGCTGGGATAGCGCGAGTGCTTTTATGCGCGCCATTGCCGACGCGCTGGCGGCTGAAGGGGCGGCGAAATGAAGTGCACGTACTGCCACAAACGGTGCAAAGCTGAAGATGTCCGGCAAATGGTATCTATGGGCCATCGTAGTAAATCTGTCGA